TGTATTCTCTATTACTCCCATCTCAGCGTTCTCGGTTGAACCCATCCTAATATTCATAGCGTCAACATACTCACCCTCAGGAAGTAAACGTTGGTCTACTACCTTGTTCATTCTACCTGCTATGAAGTTTCTTGTAAAATTTGCCATTTTATTTTATTTGCTTGTCCATACCTCTCATATTCATTAAGAGTCTACCGGGATGAATGTTACTGATTCTTATTTTAGCATTACTCAACAAAGCCTTTCTTTTTTTACGAGAACGGGCAACAATATATTCTTGAACATTAAGTTTTGAACTAAGTATCTCATACTCAATGGCTGCATAAACATACGCTTCAAACATCTTATTCACTGTAATCAAAGAGTTGTCTCCTTGTTCCATACCATCGGACACATACTCAAGAATACAAGATAAACTTGACATCGATGAGTCAAAGTTAATAACTCCTGATTTTCTATCAATATTAAAAGTTGGATTAAAATTTGCTGTCTCTGTATTTAAACCATACGCAGCCCCTACATTTGCCTCAAAGTACCACATCCCATCATAGTTCCATCCTAATTGACCATTGAATTGATTACCTTGGTTAAGATAAATACTCTTCTTTGTTCTAGCTAATCTTTCCAAGTCAATAGTTGAGTACTGAGGAGATAATGCGTTTCCATATTGGTCAAACAAAATTCTTCCTGTATTGTCTTGAAGATAAGCCTTTGATGAAAGTGTTTGAATATTCTCAGTTAAAGGTCTAAGCCAACCATCTTTGTATAAGGATACACGCACCCAATTGACATAGTCAGAAGGTAAGATGTACCTTAATGTGTCAGGAACAGTTAACTCTAATACTTTAATTTCTTTAAAAGCATCGTAGTTTAATTCCTGAATAGCACGCTTTGCGTGAAATAATATTTTATAACGTTCTTCGTTATTAACTAAAGAATGGTTTCCTGCATACATCAATAAAAAATTATTGACTATGTCAGTTAAGCTAATAAATTGATAAGACCCCCAATTGGCGTCTTCAGGTAGTACGCCCCCATTCTCGTAATATTGATATTGTGATATATATGCCATCTTTTAAGGTTTAATTCTTTGCATTGGTGATATTATGGGTTGTTGTTGCTGTTGCTCTTGAGCCATACTAAACTGAGTAACCTCTGTTTCACGAATAGATACACCACAATACTCTAATATTTTAGTTACTAATCTATATTCATCTGATATAGCCAACTCAAAGTCTTGATAATCATTTTGCGATTGGTCAAACACAGGCTCACCATTAGTAAGTGTTATATAGGTCCATTTTGGAACTGCAGGATACCTAAAATAGGTTGCTTCTACTTGCCCCTTATTACTTATAGTTGTAGGATAGAAAGTTAATTCTGAGCCTTGTAATGCGTAAATAGGAAACTCAATTGTTGGCGGTGTTAAATTTGAATTAACCAACAACGTAAGTTTACTGTTAATTACTTTTTCCGCTTGCACATTACTAGATGAAGAAAAAACTCCATAAGAGTTTCCTGAAGCTAAAAATATATTTGAGTCTAATGCTAATACTGTATTACTAACTACAGATGATACCGCAGAAACTAAACCTGTTGTAATATTGGTAACAACGTCACCTGCTGAGATGTCATAAGTAGTAAATAAAGCAGTACTATCAACTAACTGACTACTAACTACGGATGTATTTGTCCCTGTTTTCAATGTAACCGGTCTACACTTAATGTCTAATAACATATAAGTGTCATACCCTGTAGTTGCAGGCGTAGGCATTGAAAACTTATTAACAGCTATTTTTGTTAAATAGTCTGTTCGTAAAAAATACTCTAAAACTTCTGCTATTGGTTGTTCCATATCTGCATAATCTACACCCGCTAATCGAGCGTTTTCTGCATTTATAACACTATTATAATTATTAAAATACTCCTCATAAATTTCCATCTGTGCATTTTGAGCATACAGATTGAAATCAGAAGGAGAGATATATCCATAGTTGTTTTTATTCAACACAGACAATACCGCATTTCTTACTGAGTTTATCATTAGTTCTTTTTTACAAATATACATAAAAAAAAGAGGGCACAATCAGTACCCTCTCTAACCAATCAATCAATAACCAAGTATATCTACGCTAAAGTTGCTTCTAACATCTTTAGAGAATCTATACCTTCATCACTTTGTAAGAAATGGGCTACCATACTAAAAGGGTCTTCTCCAAAAGGAACCGACAACATCTTCTTTTTATTAGTAGCTGTATTAAACCATACTTCTTTCTCGCCATTTCTTAATACCAATAACTTGTTTTCAAAAAATGTACGGACTTTGGCTTGGAATTTTAATTCAGGGTCATTCAATATATTTAAAAACTCTCTTGGGTCTCTTTTAGCAAATACCAATATATCACGCTTTAACTCAGCAGTAGATACGGTAGATGGGTCTTTCCCAAACATCACCCTTGTTAGGGTTTCAATTTGGTCAAGTGTAAGCTGACGAGCCTCCACTAAGGCATCAACTTCAATGTTTAAATCTTCAACCTCAGCACTTGCGTCTTTTTCTTTGTCTATTTCAACAAAAATATTACCATTTAATGGATGGTAGAATAAAAACTGTTGCAGTACGGGGTTTGTTCTTGGCACTCTTAAGAACCCATCTTCAAAGATGATTGGTTCAATAATAGCATTCCCATCTTGCTCGTCCTCAAAAGGAGACTTCTGATTTATGGAATACCTAAGAGCACGGTTTTGGTTGTTTTTCTCGTCAAACCACATTAGTGGGAATCGAGGATGGTTTCTTGACGCTAACGTATATGATAGCGGATTACCTATTTTTAATCTGTAAACTTTATCTACAGAAGATATAACTTTTGACATTTTTATAAGATTTAATTTGATTTAATTTAAAAAAAGGAGAGTGTCTTTGAAGACACCCTCCAATTATATTTACCACCTATTATCCATAACGGAATAACACGAAGTTGTTAGCACCCAAGGTACATACGCAACGCTCAGAAAGGAAGTTAACCTCCATTGCATCTAAGTCGCTTGTAGCGGCACCACCGGCAGAACCTGTAATCCAAGTTTTGTATCTGCGGTCTTCAGCTTCAGAAGCACGGTAACGAACGTGTAAGAAAGGACGCTTAGCATTCTTTCCCATTATTTGGTCGTACACTGAAGTAGAACCTGCAGGAACCATTAAACCTGTAATAGTACCGGTTGCAGTTGCAGCAGCATTGCTTAAACCACCACGCATAGTTGGGTCATTTAAGTATTTCCAATCAGACTTGTAGAAATCGTAACCTCTACGGAATCCTGTGAAACCTAAATTTAACGCCATATCAACATCGTTATCGAAAAGACCGAATGAAGCTGATTGAGCAGCACCACCTGAAGTGTAACCGTTCAATTGAGCCAACATATTGTCAATATCGAAACTTAATCCACGATTTACGAATACTACGTTTTCTTCGATAGCACCTTGCTTATCTAAACGAGAAACGATAGAATCCCAATCAGCTAAAGTTGTTGGAGTACCACCACCCCAAACGTTACCACGATTGTTTACAACGTAGAAAATACCTTGAGAACCAATGTATCCCGCAGCCACGGCACCTGAAGATGCTGCAGCAGGAACTGCTTCAATCATTGCAGTCTCTAAGTAATCTTCAAAACGTAAACGAGTCTCGTGCTCTGATTTCAAATACCACAAGTATCCTGTAGCACCGTTCTCAGTAGTAACTTCAACCCAACCGATTTGAGCCATATCTGAACCATTAACCGCATACTTATCTTTAATGATAATAGGGTTGTTAGTGTAGATGTCATCTTCTGATTCTAATGAACCAACCATTCCGTTAGTTCCTTTCTTAAACTCAGAACCATAAATGAATACGGTACAAGCTGTAGAAACAGCGAATGCTTGACCTGCAGTCTCGTAGTAAGCTACTGTGAAAGTAGTTGCTGAAGGAACTGCGGTTACGATAGCCTTGTTGAAAACACCTGATGAGTTGTTTTGAATCATCAAAGTTTGTCCAACACGAATAGCGATGTAAGTCACACCGGTATCAGCTACAGTGAAAGTCGCTGTTGAAGCGGCTGCTGCTGCTGCTGAAGTACAACTTGTGTACTTGATGTGTAAACGTCCTTGTTCTGCCCATTTGATTTGGTCAGAATTAGAAGGCATCTCTGCTCCTACCATACGTAAGAAAGATGCGATTGTTCTATTACCATAACGCTCAAATTCTTTTTCATAAGTATCGGGAAGATACTGATTCAAGAAATCGAAGTTGGTAATGTAGTTTGTTTGTAACGCTACCTGTTCTGCAGAAGGCTGCAGGGCGAAGGTAGGGGAACTTAAAAGTGCACTTGCCATTTTTTTAAAATTTTAATTGTTTATATTTTTTTCATACTGCGTATTTTCAGGTTTCGTCCTGAATCAGGGTTTAACGCTTTCACCTGCATTCCATTCGTTGATTTGCTAACCTCGGGTGCTTTACGCTCTGACATATTGATGTTTTTGGTTTTACGCATTACATCTTCAGTAGCATCAGATAACCCTTGTTCATAAAAGAATTTAGCAAATTTGTCAGGATGCATTGCTATCGACAACGACCTATGATAGCCTGCTGCGTCTTTCATCAAACCTTGCCCATCTAAGAACTTGTTAATAAAGTTCTGTGGTGTAGCTTGGTTCTTCTTTAACTCACTAGCGTCTCCGGGAGCAAACGTGAACTTC